TGGCGCTCCAGCCGTTCGACGTGACGCAGTGTATCTGGCGCGCGGATTTGGAAGAGCCCGGTGTCTCGCGCCAATACCCCGTCGGCCTCGGAGCCGATGACCTCGTGCTGCGGGTGCAGCGGAACCCCTGGTGGCATCAACGCTCCCCGTATCTGGTCGGCAAGTTCACTGAGGTACTCAACGAGTTTTACGGCCGGTCGCTCGTGGAGGGCGTCGACAAGCTGTCCTACTTCGTCAACGACATCGGCAACCAGGCTTCCGACGCGCTCGTGTGGTCGCTCAACCCTGTGACCATCGTGGACATGTTCAAGGTCCAGGACTTGGACTCGATCCGTATGCGGCCGGGGGCCAAGTGGATCGCGGAGCCGTCGGGCGTCAACATGCTCGAGCCACCGAAGGAGTCGGTCGTCGCCGGCTTCGGGGCCCTCCAGCAGTTGACGACGAGCCTCCGCGAGTTCTCCGAGCCAGCTCCGTTGCCTGTAGCGGGCGCGGGTCGGTCCAGAGGCCGCGCCCTGCAGACGTCAGTCGGCATGCAGTTGGCGCTGGCCGAGGCCGCGACCCCCGTCCGCGACGTCGTCGAGGCGATCGAGGACCAGGTGATGATCCCGCTCCTCCGCCACATGCACGCGCTCACCATGCAGTGCCTCGACCGTGACCTCGTGCTGCAGATCACCGGCGCCGAGGGGGCGCCGCTCGTCGAGCAGCGCGTGACTGTGGCCGACGTGGTGGGGGAGTTCGAGTTCCGCTGGCTCGGCTCGACCAACGCCCAGAACCAGCAAGTGCGCGCCCAGCAGATGATCAACTTCCTCGCCATGGCGTCGCGTATCCCCGAGCCCGCACTCGCCCAGGACAACGTGCGCCTCCGGCTCGGAAACCTGCTGCGCGCCATCTGGTCCGAGGGCATGCAGCTCCCGAACGCCGACCGGATCATCGCCGACCGGGTGAAGCAGACCTCGATTGACCCCCGCATCGAGAACGACCTCTTTCGGCTCGGCCGCGGCGCCGACGTGCCCGTGTCCGAGGCCGACGACGACGACCAGCATCTCCGCGCGCACCGGCCGATGCTGGAGGACCCGAGCCTCGACCCGCAGGCCGCCGCGCTGTTGGAGAAGCACATCCGGGGCCACGAGGCGGCCAAGGTGGCGAAGCAGATCATGCGGATGCAGCAGCAGGCGCAGCTCCAGGGGCTGCAGGGAGCCGCCCAAGGCCGTCAACCCGGCGGCAACGGGGCAGGTCGCATGGCACAGACCAGCGGGCTGGACGACGTGTACCGCAGCCTGCCGCGCACCGGAGCCTGAGCGTTCGTCTTGACTTTGTGGCCGTTCGCTGGTTTACGCGTGCGCAGGTGATTCAATCGACTGACTGATTGAATCGGTGGGATGGGACGTGGGACGAACAAGGTCTCGAAAGTTCTGCGTGAGTTTCGCGCAGGGAAGCTCCGCTCCAGTTCCGGCCACCGCATCACGTCACGGAAGCAGGCGCTAGCTGTGGCACTGAGCGAAGCGCGCCGTGCCGGCCAGAAAGTGACACCGAAGCGGCGGAAGAGGCGCGGATGAAGAAGAAGATGCGCGGCTACCACAAGGCATCTGGCCGGCGCGAGCGCCCACTCGGCCCGCCGAAGAAGCGCGCCCCGGGCATCGTGCGCAGCACCCGCCGCAAGGCGAAGAAAGCCAAGGGCCACGAGTCCATGGGCGCCGACATCCTCGGGGATACGCCCTTCTGATGCCGACCCGTGACGCCCCTCGGGACGACGACCTGCGGCAGGAGATCGCCGCCCTCGTTCAGTCGCGCTACTGGAAGCTTCTCCGGCGCTGGCTCGTGAATCGCCGCCAGCAGCTCTTCCGCGACGAGCCCACGACGACCGAGCTTCTGTGGAAGAACCGTGGGGCGCTGTTCGAGGTCGACAACCTGCTGCACGCGCCCGAGCTGACCTTGTTACAGATGGCCCGGCTGAAACACGAGCCGATCGCCGAGGACTTGGAGCCGCCCTTCAAGCTGCGCACCGGCACGGAGCCGCTCTGATGCCTGACGACCCCAAACCGTCCGCCCAGCCCGACTCGCCATCGGGTGCAGTCCCCGCGGGGGTTGAGCCCCCCGCCCCCGCGGGGCCTTCCGCCGACGCTGATGCGCTGGCTCGCGAGAACCAGGAGCTCCGCGAGCGGCTGTCGACCTACGACGCCACCCTGCGGGCCCTCGCCCAACGGCCGCCGGAGCCGCAGCAGCCGGCCTACGGCACGCCGCCGGTGCAGCAGCAGCCTGCGGGCGAGACGGAGCTGATCCGACGTATCGCCGCACGCACCGGCCAGGACGAGGCGACGGTGGCGGCGTACTTCCCGATGCTGCGCTCGACGGTCGAGGAGCTCGCCCAGCCGGTCGTCTCCAGCATCATCGGGCTCGCCGACCGCGTGAACGAGACCCGGGCCCGGATGACCGTCAAGGACTTCGAGGCGGTCGAGGTCGAGGCGAAGAAGGTCATTCAGAGCTACCGAAACCAGGGCGTCTACCTCGACTGGGAGCAGGCGGCCGAGATCGCCCGCACGCGGCTCGGCCCGCAGCTCGCCGCCCAGGCGGCAGCGCGCGCCCAGCAGGCACAGACGGCGCAGGCCGGCCAGGCAACGCAGGTGGCCGCGGAGCGATCCATCGGCGCGACGCGCGCCATCCCCGGCGGCCAGCCGGGACGGCCGAGCCTCGCCGAGATCCACGCCATGCCCCGCGGTCCCGAGAAGGAAGACCTGCTGACCCAGCTCCTCGAAGGCGAGAACTTCTGAGCGTGGCGCATCACCATCACGGCTGCCTGCATCTCACGCTGGGTTACTGTGCCCAGTGCGACGTCGTCTACTGCAAGAGCTGCGAGCGCGAGTGGGGTTTCCGGCGCTACGCGTGGACCTACCCGGCCATCTATACGCAGGCCGGTGGTACCACGCAGTTTACCCCCACCTCTAAGTTCACACCCACGAACGCTCCCGGCGGTTCAACACCGCACGTGCATTCCTAAGGAGAGGAGAGCCCCATGGCCGACGTCCTGACTTCGACCGCCGTCCTCGCGGCCGACATCGTCCCGGTCCTCATCAAGGAGCGCATGCTCATGCTGAGCGAACGGCAAATGGTGCTGTTCGGCTTGGCGCAGAAGGAGCAATTGCCGGCCGGGATGGGAAAAACGGCGCAGTGGACGCGCTACGAGCGCCTGCCGCTGCCGACCAGTCCCCTCGCCGAGGGGGTCACGCCGAACGCCATCCCGCTGACCACCGCGATCGTCCAGGCGATCGTCGACCAGTGGGGCTCCGACGTCGCGCTCACCGACATGGGCTTGCTCACGGTTCGTCACCCCGCTTTGCGCGTCGCCCAGGAACGCCTCGGCACGCAGCACGGCGAGACGGTCGACCGGGAGATCCAGCGGGTGCTGAACGGCGGGACCAACGTGACCTTCGCGGCGGGACGGACGGCGCGCTCGGGGCTCGTCGCGGGTGACAACCCGTCGACCGACCTCATCCGGCAGATCGTCGCGAACCTCCGCTCGCAGGGCGCCCCGCCCTACGAGGGCGGGCACTACGTCGGCGTGGTCGACCCCTTCGGCGAGATGGACCTCACCAAGGATGCGACCTTCGTGAACGCGGCCAGCTACTCGAACCTCCGCGCGCTCTTGAACGGCGAGATCGGCATGTGGATGGGCGTCCGCTGGGTGCGGTCGAACTTCCTCCCGATCCTCACCTACCTGCAGATCGATCTCGGGACGTCGACGGGCGACACGAACTTCACGCAGACGAGCGGCGACACGACCCCGGTCGTCCATGTCGCCGCGGACACCACGACCGCCGCGCCTTCGGGTGGAGCCAAGTTCGCGGCCAACGCGACTGTCGTCGTGGAGATTACGCGCCTCGACCCGCAGACGGGGCAAGAAGTCGTGATCTCGAAGGGCCAGAGCGTGACGAACGCCTCGGCCTTCGTGGTGCGCATCGAGGCGGCCAGCGGCTTCGTCGCCGGCACATACAACTTCTATTGCTCGCTGTCGGGCTCCGTGGTCCCACTCTACCAGGCGACCTTCACCTACGGCTCGCTCGCCGACAAGACGAGCCTGATCGTCTTCGCGCTCTCCGGCACGGCCGTGCTGACGGCCGGCTCGGGTGCGTCGGCTCCCGTGGTCCCGGTCCAGGCCACGGGCGCGGTGGCCCCGCCGCCCGCGCCCCAGGTGGGCACCGCGGGGGGGCCGAACGTCCACCTCGGCTACGTGTTCGGCAAGGAGAGCTTCGGTGTCCTCGACCTCGGCGGCCTTGAGACGTTCCTCACGCCGGCCGTGGCGAGCGACTCCGACCCGCTGGTCCAGCGGCGCAAGGTGGGCTGGAAGCAGCCGTGGAAGGCCGTGGTGCTCAACCCGAACTTCTACAGCCGTTTCGAGACGTTAAGCGCGTTCAATTGATCTAGCACGCTAGCATGCCTG